GTGCCAGCATCGTTGACAGGGGCGTCTTGGGACGGGGGTAATTCAAAAAGTTCTTCGAGTTTGCGGGTCATGCCCTATTTAGTGGTCAAGCACGACCGTTGTGAAACATATCGTTCTCGGTGATAACTCTAAAAGTCAGGCCGTTTTTTCTGGCCCATTTGGTGGCAGCGTCCCACTTGGCATAGTTGATGGCTACCACAGCACGGTCTCTGCTGTTCATTTTTGATTCAATCACGCTTTGACTTTTGGGTTTGATTTCAATCAACTCTGCTCGCATGGTGTTGTCCCTGTTACGATAGGTGATCAAGAAGTCTGGAATATACTGTGTGACTTTGCCTGTAATGGGATGGCGATAAGGAATAGCAATGCTTTCACTGGCCCACTGCAACACATGATCGTTGGTGTCGCAAAACTTCATAAAACTCAGTTCCCAACCTGATCTGTAGCGCGGTGTGCCGTTGCCCGCATACTTTTCACGATTGATTATGACATAGTTGCCTTGTGCCCAGCGACTCATAACAACACGTTTCTGGCCTGATAAACGTTGGGCACCACTGCCACTCCCACACCCAACAGTGTGGCAGCACTGCGAATAGCATTGAGGTAGTAGGCTAAACTGGCACTGAGATTGATGCCGTTAAGTCCTTGGAACTCATTCAGCAAGGTCAGTGGGTTAATGCCAGTGGTTTCTGCCACTCTGAACAAACTCACAGTAAAGTTGCCAGCGGCCTGTCGTGTGCTCATTGTGCTCAAAAAATAACTGTACACAATGTCGTATTCGGCCGCAGGCACATTGGTGTCATAGGCATAGAAGTTGTCAAACACTCTCACAGTCAAATCTAAATTGGTGTTGGTATAGTTTACAGTGCTCATCGTCTTGTATTTAATAACCTATTGGTTTCGGCCTGACTTTGATTGGGTCCGGTATTGTTTCTGTTAAATGTCTGTGTGGGGAAAATCCAACCGTCGGCTTTGTTGGCCACGGCTTTGGTTGCAGCAGGCAAGCCTTGTTTTAGTGTTTGTGTACCGAGAGATACGGCCTCACTCTTGGCAATGGCCGCAAGATTCTTGCCTTTGAATGTCTTGTCAAGACGTGCGGCTTTTTGTGCAGCTCCGATCAGTCCCAACACACTTCCACTTTGAAGATCGCCGATGATGCCAGCGCCAGTTTCCAACAATCCACCTTGTCCGAACACCGTAGCATTGGAACCTGGTCTGGCAATAGGGCTGAGAGTTTTGTCGTAGTGTGCATCTGTGGCAAAACCTTGCACATTGGGATCTCCGCCTGCTTGTGCCCGGCCCACTGCGCCTGAGTAATATTTCACAGTTTCGTACGCGATGGTCATTGAATTTTGCATGGTGCCAGCACCATCAGAATAGTTGTACTGGTCATGACTCCAGCTAGTAATTAACGGGTTAATCAACACATACTCAGCAAACTTGCGTTGGTCCATGCCGTAGATTCTGATGTCTCTAAAAAATGCCGGCTTGCCGCCAGCCGCACCGTTGGTTGAGCCATCGTTGAATGCTTCTCCAATAAATCCCCAGTCGTTGACATTGCCCACACGTTCTTTGGCATAGATGTCTCTGGCATTGTAGCCAAAGCCTGCCTGACGCTGTGCATCAGCACCGTTGCTGCCATTGGTATTGTTGGGGGCAAGGTATCGCTGTGAAGAATCTTTGTAGTAATAGTTCATGTAGTAATACCACATCTTGCGAACCAAATCGCCACTGGTGTCATGCAAGGTCACATTGATTGGATCGTAGTTGAGTTTTTTCTGTATGATTCGTTTGCGATTGTATTGATTCAGCGTTTCTGTTTCAATATTGTATTTTGGCAAGTCAATGGTCTTAACTGCCAGGCTTAGATTGGCTTGGTCATCGTTGCCAAACGCACCCCGAAGGAAAGGTATCTGATCTGTGTTCAGTGTAAAACTAACATGGAAGAGAAACTTGTAACGAGGCTTGAGTTCGTAAGCGTTGGTAGTAAATGTACGGCTTGCGTGTTGGTAGTCACGCAAGATGTTGTTGCCCAGGAAACCACTTTTTAAGTTTCCGCCAAAATTTGGATCTATACCTTTAAGAAAGTCTTGTCCAAAAAATGCCATGTTTAGACACCTGCGCCGGTTACCACATCACCTAAAGTTCTACCAATCTCAGTACCAACTCCAGTGCCTTCTGGTGTTTGGTTGGCGTTGTCGTACACAATGCTCATAGTGATTGACACAGGAGCATTTTCACTGTAGTTCAATGCGCCGTAGTCAGCACCGCTTAGATAGCAACCGTACAATTCCCAGGTCTCAAGAACCACAGGAGTGTTGGCACCGTTGCCACCATCAAGGATTTCAACCTTGGTTGTGAACTTGTAGTCAATGCCAGAAGACGCAGAACTCATTTCTAAAAAGTCCATTTGTTTCTGTAGTTGTTCGCCAACTAACTTGCTCACAGCACCTGATGCATCATCACGAATTTCGCACGAAGTAGGTGCCCATGAGTGTTTGCCAGCCAGTTTCAATGTTGAGTTGTAAATTGGTATTGCAATCTCTTCAAACGTCACATTAGGTCTAGCAAAACTTATTACCTGTTTGGTCAATTCTGTTCTTGGTGTACTAACACCAAAGTTTTCAAACATCACTCTAAAGCGATACTTGAGCTTGGGCATCAACAGACCTTGGGTTGGCGAACTTTGATCGCTGGCCAACGGTACTGTCATTCTCTGTAATGATGAAACTGCCATTTGTTATATCTCCTGTTGTTTTTATTTACCTGAAATGGAGGCCCGGTAAAAGGCCCCCTGTTTCATCACCCTGCTGTGCCGCCTGAAATTTCACCAGTGTTCTTGATACGCAATGGAATGTAGATAAATTCGACTGCTTTGACTGGTTCAATAGCAATGTCCACCCACAACTCATTTCGGTCGATACGTGCAGGAGTGTTGTTGCTCAAGTCGCACACAACCAAATAGTCATAAAGAGCACGTTTGGCCACAAGGTCAATCATCAAACTGTTCACAGTGTTGGTGATCTCGTTGCGTGTGATCTGATCATTGGGTTCAAACAAATACAATTTGCCAATTTCTTCCAGGCGTCCACGCAAGAATGCTACCAGTCTAGCAACGTTGATCCGATCCAGGGCTGTGGTTGCACCTTGGCGTGTTTTATTACCAAAGTTTGTGATACCAATACCTGGGATAAAAGTGATTGGGTTGATGTTGTTTTCATACAATATGTCACGTACACTTTGTCCCACTGCCAACTGTACAAATTCACCAGTTTGCGCATTGATGTAGCCAATGGCTTCAGCATTGTCAACCACACCACGACGTGTGCCAGCAGGTGCCAACCATGGATAACTCACTGCATCACTGCGCAGGATTGTGCGTACCATCATGTGTGTGGGGGGCGCAACCACAGTGTTGCCTGACAGGTCTGTGGTCTGGCATGAAGGATAGAATACCGCGGCATAAGCACTGCCAATGGTCAATCCGTCATCTGTTGCCACGCCAAGACCGTTGTTGTTGGTAGCATGTTCTACCAACGCAGTACCAGTGTTTGGCAAGCGCATTGGAGTATCACCCACCACAAACAATGTGTTGGCACGTTCGTTGCTGAGTGCAACCAAGTTGGTCAACAACTCAGGATAGCCGGGCGCAGCAATCAAGTTGAACTGATTTTGTTCTTCACGTGCAGCCAGGCTGGTGTCCATGCCTGATTTCATTGCTGCCACAATCAATTTGCGTTGTGCCAGGCGTCCAGCGTACATAGCGCCATCATCTTTGTTGCCTGATGCTGTGAGCCAGGTGTTGGTCACTGTGGGCAATATATCATCAGGGAATGTGGTTGAATTAAAGTAATTGCTCTGATAACTCTTGACGTTGTAACCTGAACGGCGTGTGTTGAACAACAACATACCTTGGGGATACAGTGCAGGATCAGGTGCGTCCAAGTCCAAATAATCACTGATCAACAAACTTTCAATTGTTGGAAAAGCGTCTGCCACAGGATCTGTAGTGCCATTGGGTGCCCAACGTGCATCTGCAAACAGGATACCGTTTGATGTGGTCTGGTCTGTGGTGTCTACTGCGACCCATTGATCTGTACCGCTGACCTGTTCCCAACGATACAGTGCAGGGTACGCTTCTAGGTCACTGGTGTCAATCCACAAATCACCATATTGCAGCGGACTTTCTGCTGCATCATTCTGTGTCAGTGGTTCAGAGGCAGCAACAATAGGTC